GCCATAATACTATATAATAAGGAAGTAAAATGAAACCCTCAAGCACATATAAAATGAGTAGCACTACTAAAACAATTTTGGCAACTATTGCTGATCCAGTAAAACGTAGTGAATGGAAGCGTAGTATGATCCAGGCAGAATTAGCGGCAGCTATTCGTCCTACTAAAGAAAAGCGCAAAAATGATTCCAGCTTTTCTTCTGAGGCTTAAATATGAGCAAGGGCAGTAGGCCAAGGCCGTATAGTGTTAGCCAAAAAGAATTTGGCAATAACTATGATGCTATTTTTGGAAAGAAGGATCATATGCAAGTTAGAGTAGAAGAAGATAAAGGAAAAATTGGTCAGTGTGGTTGTGGTCGTAGTCCGACTGGCAAGTGCATTGGCTGGCACGGTTTATCTGAGCAGGCCTTCAAGGAAAAACTTGAAGAGTATAAACTGCAAGAAGGTAAGTAAGAACTCTCCCTTACACACGGAGTATAATAGGATAAGTTGTGTGTACAGAATTTTGCGCGGTTAACTCAGTTGGTAGAGTTCCTGCCTTACACGCAGGCTGTCGGCGGTTCGAGCCCGTCACCGCGTACCAAACATAATAATAAAAATGATTGATTACAAAGTTAAAGATATTTCACTAGCAGCTTGGGGACATAAAGAGATTTCTATTGCGGAAATTGAGATGCCCGGATTAATGTCTATTCGTGAAGAATACATTAAACAACAACCACTCAAAGGTGCAAGAATCGCAGGTAGTCTACATATGACTATTCAAACAGCGGTATTGGTCAAAACTCTTATCGACCTAGGTGCAGAAGTGCGTTGGTCCAGTTGTAATATTTTCAGCACACAAGATCAAGCAGCAGCAGCCCTAGCAGATCTTGGAGTGCCTGTTTTCGCTTGGAAGGGCGAAACTGAAGAAGAATATTGGTGGTGTATTGAACAAACAGTCCGTGGTCCCGATGGCTGGGTACCTAATATGTTGCTCGATGACGGCCACGATCTTACTTGGTGGATTCACGATAAACACCCAGACTTGCTCGAGGGCATTGTCGGAGTTAGTGAGGAAACCACCACCGGCATTTATCGTATTAACGAAGCTATTGCAGACGGCAAATTCAAACTACGTGCTATCAACGTTAATGACAGTGTTACTAAATCTAAGTTCGATAACTTATACGGATGCCGCGAGTCTTTGGTAGACGGTATTAAACGTGCGACTGATGTAATGATTGCAGGCAAGGTTGCTGTGGTTGCCGGATATGGTGATGTAGGTAAAGGTTCTGCACAGGCTCTTAGAGCACTATCCGCACAAGTATGGGTAACTGAAGTTGACCCTATTAATGCATTGCAAGCAGCTATGGAAGGTTATCGTGTTGTTACCATGGACGAAGCTTGCCGAGTAGCTGACATCTTTGTCACTGCCACTGGTAACATTAACGTCATTACAAAACATCATATGTTGCAAATGAAGAACAATGCTATTGTTTGTAACGTTGGCCACTTTGATAACGAAATTGACATTGCCAGTCTAAGCGATTGCCACTGGGATGAGATCAAACCGCAAGTGGATCATGTGACAATGTCTAATGGTACTAAGATCATTATCCTTGCTAAAGGTCGACTGGTAAACTTAGGTTGCGGAACAGGACATCCTAGCTTTGTAATGTCCAGCAGTTTTGCCAATCAAGTTATTGCACAAATTGAATTGTGGACTAACTTTGCCAAATACAATATTGGTGAGATGTATGTCTTGCCCAAACATTTAGATGAAAAGGTAGCAAGATTGCACTTAGAGAAAATCGGTGCTACACTAACTACACTTTCTAAAGAACAAGCTGATTATATCGGCGTTGATGTAGCAGGCCCTTACAAGCCTGATGCTTATAGATATTAAAAATACCCGTGTGTAGCTCAGCTTGGTAGAGCTCTGCGTTTGGGACGCAGTGGTCGCATGTTCGAATCGTGTCACACGGACCAATTTCAAATGAAACAAAAATTTATAGATTTATACATGGATTGGGCCAATCGTACAGCACAACTTAGCCATGCCAAGCGTTTACAAGTGGGTGCAGTGATTGTAAAAGATGACTCAGTTATCAGCTACGGTTACAATGGTACGCCCGCAGGTTGGGATAACGATTGCGAAGATAAAGAATGGTGTAGTGCCGGGGGATGGCTTAGTCCTGACGAAATCGAAGAAGGGTGGCCCTATGAAGGTACTTACTTAGACGCTGACGGTAATGTAATGCAAGGGCGTTATCGATTAAAAACAAAATCAGAGGTGTTACATGCTGAATCGAATGCTATTGCGAAACTGGCGAAGTCTAACAACAGTGGTATTGGGGCTGACCTATTTGTTACTCACGCTCCTTGTCTCGACTGTGCCAAGCTCGTTTATCAGTCAGGTATTAGTCGTGTATATTATGGCGAAAACTATAGAGACGATGCTGGCCTAAATTTCCTAACCAAGAGTGGAATAGAAGTAAATAAAATATCGCGGGATTAGTTTAATGGTCAAACGAAACCTTGCCAAGGTTTAGTCAGGAGTTCGATTCTCCTATCCCGCTCCAAATAGGCCGGACCTGTATCCATATTCCGGCTCCGCTGACGCGAAAACAGGATGGGCTGCGCTCACGGGGTTGACTAGGAACCTGACACAAAAATCCTAGTCACTTTTGGACAAATATGAATAAAATTAAAAAAGCACTTTGGATGGCAGCAGGCTTCTTCTTTCTAGGTGTTGCGTATATAGGCGTAGTTACTCCGGGCATTCCGTGGTCTACGCCTAGCCTTATTGCTGCTTGGTGCTTTTCTAAGAGCAGCGAACGTTGGCACAATTATATAATGAATCATAGACTGTTTGGACCGTTTATTAGAGACTGGCAAGGTGGTCGAGTATTCCCTACTATGGCCAAGTGGGCAATGTTTATTTGTATGGATGTGAGCTTGCTCATCATCTGGTTTACCACGTATAATGTAAAGTTAACAATGGGCGTAGGTCTATTCATGCTATTCTGGATGGTATGGGCAAGTCGTTATCCGGGCAGTAAAGAAGAAGCAGAACGCCGTAAAGCTGAAGGAAAGAAACTAGGATGGTTAAAATAAAAATTGGTTCTACATGGCAAGCCGGAGACAAGAAGTTTTCTGTAGTTGCGTTGCAAGAACAAGATAGCAAGACTTGGATATACTATAAAAATATTCAAGACCAAAAAGAATATAGTTGCTACCTCGAAGCATTTTTATCAAGATTTACAGGATTGCCAGAATGAGATTAGAAGGTTTTGTAGAAAAAGGTTGGGGCCATGAATTAATTTGGGCAACCACTGACAAGTACTGCGGCAAATTGTTAAAGTTTAACAAGGACGCCAAATTCAGTATGCACTTTCATGCAGGCAAAGATGAAACTTGGTTTGTTCTTACAGGTAAGTTTATTGTAAAATGCATTGATACTAAAAATGCTACTATTCATGAAACTGAACTCACCGAAGGCATGACTTGGCATAATCCTCCGCTGTTGCCTCATCAAGTTATTTGTATTGAAGAAGGTACACTAATTGAAGTTAGTACACCAGATAGTATAGCAGACAACTATCGTGTAATGCCGGGCGACAGTCAAAAATGAAAACAGTAATGGTCAATGGTACCTTCGATGTTCTACATCCCGGACACATTGCTCTCTTAAACACTGCACGTAGTTATGGCGACTACCTTGTAGTGGCCATTGACACAGATCAACGAGTTCGCGAACTCAAAGGTGCCAGTCGTCCTATCAACAATCAAGACGATCGCAGAATCATGTTGAGTAATCTTAAAGCAGTAGATGTAGTTGAATTTTTTGATTCAACTGAACAACTGGTCAACCTAATGAAATTATATAAACCAGATACCTACGTTAAGGGCAGTGACTGGCAGCATGATAGGAAATCTACAGCACACCAATATTGTAATAACGTAATTTATTTTAATCGAATTGGCGATTACTCATCAACAAACATTATATCTCGCTGTAGTTCAATGGATAGAATAGAACACTCCTAACGTTTAGATCCAAGTTCGATTCTTGGTGGCGAGACCAACACATGACAAAAGAAATTCCAGAACATAAAGACAAACTTGGCCGAGTAATTGTACTAGGCGATTTTGTAGCATTTCCCGATCGTAATAGCCTCGAAGTAGGCATAGTTAAAAAGCTCAATCCAAAAATGATCGGAGTTGGGCGTGTAAAGAGCCGATACACTCAAAACAAGTATCCCCAAGATATAATTAAAGTCGAAGGACCCGAAGTTAGTATCTACTTACTTAAAAATTCCAGTTGACAAACTGGTAAAACTCTGTTATACTGTAAGCACAGTAAGTAGAAAGGTGGTACAAAATGGCTCGTATTGCAAAACCTAATGTTCAGGCATTCCGTGTAACACTCACCGAGTACGAACGTGGCTGGGGGCAAAAACCATGGGACGACATCTACTTTGACAACGAAGCAGAAGCCCGCCAGTATGCAATTGATTATAACAAAGAGCATAACAATCTAGACAGTGCTCCAGATTGGTATGTACGTGCAGATTATGCAGGAAAGATTTGATATGAATATCTCAAAAATTCAACAACTTCAAATAAGAGAATATAATTTAGAACAAGTTAATATTCAAAAGAAGCGAGAAGAAGACTATCGAAAAGTTATTGAAAAACGTAACTTTGATGAAATTATAGCAGAACGAGTAGCACGAAATATTCGTTTAGATTTAGACAAAGGTCGAAATATCGACATAGAAACTTAGGAGACACTTATGCCATGGATTCAAAACATTGGACTTAGCGATGTTAAAAGAGGGTTGCACTTTGACCCAGGTGTTAACGCCATGCTGATTCAAATTTGTGATCCGCCCGGTGACTTTCCTACACCGTTGTACAAGTTCAAAGAAGTACATCAATTTCAATTTCTAGATGTAGAAGCAAGAGATAAAGTTGATGACGAAGAAATGCGGTGTAGTCAAGAGCAGGCTGATGAGTTAGTCCGCCTGCTACAACACGCCATGGCTAATCGTATGAATGTTATTGTTCATTGTCACGCAGGTATTTGTCGGAGTGGCGCAGTTTGCGAAGTTGGTGTTATGCTAGGCTTCGACGACACGGAAGTGTTCCGCAGTCCTAATCTATTGGTCAAGCATCGTATGATGAAGCGTCTAGGATGGACATACGATGAAAATGAATCTCATACTATTAACGGAGCCCCAGTTGACGAAGACTGGACTAACAATAACGAAAAAGTGTTTACGCTGGCTGATGCTAGACGTAAGTACAGAGAAAATTACGAAGGTGATATTTAATATGGCAAAGTGTTATCAATTGGTCGGAGTGCCGGCTTCGGGTAAAAGCACATGGGTATCTGAACAAGAATGGGCTGTCGACTGTGTGTATGTGTCTACGGACATGCATGTAGACCGCCATGCCGAATCGGTTGGCAAGACTTACAGCGAAGTATTTGTAGATTTTATGCCCACTGCTGTAAAGATGATGGCCGATGACGTTGTTAAGGCACGTGAAGAAGGCAAAGATGTTATCTGGGATCAAACCAGTACCACTGTAAAAAGTCGTGCTCGCAAGTTCAACATGCTCCCAGACTATGAACATATTGCTGTAGTGTTTAAGACACCAGAGCATAAAGAACTCATGCGTCGATTGATGAGCCGGCCTGGCAAAGAGATTCCGGATCATGTTATCTATAGCATGATCGGAACTTGGGAAGAACCAACTGCGGAAGAAGGATTTAAGGAGATTTGGTTCGCCAGTTGACAAAAATGTCTTCTGGCGTTACAATTAAAAATTATGAAAACATTTATAACATCAGATTTACATTTTGGACACAAGAATATTATGAGCTTCTGTCCACAATCACGTGCGCGATTTCGTAATGACGTGAACTACATGAACGAAACAATGGTTGAAGAATGGAATATCTGTGTCGAACCAGACGACCTTGTTTACATCCTAGGCGATGTTGCGTTTCTTCCTGCTCAAAAGGCTACAGAATATATGCGCCGGTGCAATGGTCGTAAGATCCTAGTACAAGGCAATCACGACCGTAAGTTATTGAACGACCCTAGCTTCCGTGGTTGTTTTGAAGAAATTCATCACTACCTGGATATAACTTATAACGGACACAAGTGCGTTATGTTTCATTATCCAATTGCAGAATGGGATCAAATGCATCGTGGAGCATTACACTTTCACGGACACCTTCACGGTGGTACAAGTGGAATGGAAGAATTCCGTTGCCGTGATATGGGCATGGATGCAACCGGTTATATTGTAATTGAAATGGAACGTGCTATTTCGGACGCCATGACAGGTAAAATTAAAGGACATCATGTTTAATACTTTTCTTAAACGAGGAGTCGAAGCACTTCGTTGGTTTTACACTATTGATAAAAGGCCCGAGCAATAAATATTCATATGCTCAACAAACTTGTCAAAATGTTCAAAGAGCCCGAACAGGGCACAGTCAAACTCAGTTTCATAGCGTTAAACGAAAATGACGAACCCTATGAAGATGTTGCCACTGTGCCCTATCATGACGAGTTTATCCAAAAAGATGTAGAAGCTAAATTCAGAAAATTCATGCTACTGCGTAAGCATTTAGTAGTAGAAATTACCATCCTGGAAGTAGTAAAAACTTCCGGTTGACAGCATGGTAAATCCATGCTATAATATACACTTATTAACAAGGAGAGCAGCATGGAAAACTTTACAATGGACCAAAGTGGTATGGATATTGTCCGCAAGGCACAAGTCTATGCCATGGCTGCTCACGCCAGCGTGAAACAAGTGCGTAAGTACACCGGCGAGCCCTACATCGTTCACCCTGCAGAGGTAGCAAAGATTGTAGCCGGCGTTCCAGGTAGCACTCCTGACATGGTAGCGGCTGCTTGGTTGCATGATGTTGTGGAAGACACTGGTTGCACATATACTGACATCCATATGGCGTTTGGCATCGACATTGCTACTTTGGTTGGATGGTTAACTGATGTGTCAAAGCCCGAAGATGGCAACAGAGCTGTTCGCAAGGCCATTGACCGAGCACACACTGCTGAAGCACCTGCTGAAGCACAGACTATCAAGTTGGCTGATTTAATCTCCAACAGTAAGAGTATCGTACAGCATGACCCTGCTTTTGCTAAGACATACTTAGAAGAAAAGCGCATGATGTTAGAAGTTATGACCAAGGGCGATCCGATCTTAATGGCGGCGGCCCGCAAGTACATCGGAGGTTGATATGAAGTTTTTTTGGGGCGATGCCAACGGGCTCAAGGCAGATGTTGAACGTCATCGTGCCCACGAAGCCGAACTGGATGCTAAGATAGCAGAGTTAGAAGGTAAGGAAGATCCTATGAGCATTGCCTCATTGCGAGTATATCGTCGCTTCCGTGCCCAACTGCTACAGAGCAAGGCTGATGTTGTAACTAAGATTGGAAAACGAAAATGAAAGTCAAAACAGCAGTCAAGACAGTATGGGCACCCATCGAATGGTCAGGCAGCACTCGTGCCGACTATGTGTTAGCGGCCATACTCTTGAAGAAGTATCAACGAAAGTTTGGCAATCGACACTTCGGCCAGTTTCTACGAACTTGCATTAAGAATGGTCTTTGGGAAACAGAGGGATTAGTATGAACATCCAAACCGTAGCAACCAATCTGCGAGTCACAATCACCGGCAAGGAAGAACTGTTGGCTGATCTTAAAGGACGGCGTATTCCACCCGAAGTATCAATTCATTACCTTGAAATCAACATCGACGAACTCAAGCGTATTCTTGAGGATGTGGAACAGTGTATTCCTAAGAGTGAATATTCGCTTGATGGCCCAATGATTAAAATGTTCCGAGAGGATTAAAATGACAGATCTAGAAAAACTTGAAGCACGAATTGAAGCAGTCGACACAGCCATTGCCGCAACAAAGATGGCCATGGGTGTGGACCGTAAACTAGGACACGATAAACATCCTAACGGCCATTACACTAAGGCATTGACTGAGTTGACTGATATCCAAACTAGTTTGAACGCATTGCGAGTTCGAATGATTACACTAGGAAGATAAAATGTTTAAGGACAAGTTAAGGGAGTACGTAGCATCTAGCAACCTAGTTAACATGAAAGAATGTGGCCTTGGTATCTATGTGCTAAAGTACAAGAAGAAAGTGTTCTACGATAACTTGTGGAACGAATACATTGCCGAATGTCGTGGGTCAATTGTGGATAAAGATTTCAACTTGGTTGCTTATCCATTCACAAAGATCTATAACTACGGTATCGAAAAGTCTGCACCGGTGCTTGCTCTAGATACTAAGGTTACTGCATTCCGTAAGGTCAACGGCTTTATGGTTGCGTGTACTTGGTACAAAGGCGACGTTCTAGTTTCTACTACTGGTAGCACTGACAGCCCTTACGTTGCCATGGCACGTGAAATGATCGGAGACAAGATAGACCGTTATCGTAAGGTTTGCAAAGAGTATGAAGGTCACACTTTTATGTTTGAGTGCGTTCACAAGGACGACCTGCATATAGTTCCAGAGAAGTTAGGTATGTATCTGTTGGGATTCCGAAAGAACGAATGGAACAGCCCGATTGAATCTAATGCGGCAATATTGATGCTGATGCAAAACATGTTCCGCACCAACATCGTGGAATCGTCTTACACTTCTATGGGACAACTGTTAGAAGAAGTTAAGGCTGTCAAGCACGAAGGTTATGTGTTCTATACCGACGATGGTGTAAGTGCTAAGATCAAGTCGCCCTATTACTTGACTTCAAAATGGGTTGCTCGCAATCCGCGTACAGATAAGTTAATAGATTTGAACAAGGACATTAAGCACCAACTGGACGAAGAATACTATCCCTTGGTTGACGCTATACGTGAAAATATAGTACAATATACTGCTATGGACGAGCAAGCTCGGTTAGGGTGGGTGCGTAACTACATGGAGACTGTATGACTATTATCTCAAATCGAGACGGTACTATACAGTTCCACAATGAGCCGGGCCTGCTGGAATGGTTAGTTGAACACTATCCCTATAGCAAGTACCACCTCGTAGAATTAGTACAAAAGCAGGAATTAATTAATGAACAATGAAGATTTTGAAAAAGCAATGGCAGACTTTCTAGCCAAGGGCGGTGTTATACAACAAGCCTCTTATAGAGAAAGTGGTCGGGTAGAAGGAGCAATTCCAGTAAATGCATGGGGCTCAGGTAAGAAAGCTGGAAGGCCCCCTGCTCGAACAGATATGGATCCGCCAATCGAAATCGACGAAGAAGACGAGTAAGAGTAATGTAGTATGAAAATGTACATTTGTATTAAACAGGATACTCCTGTGGGCATAGCAATGAATGCGGCTGCTCATGCAGGGCTTATGTGCCACATGGAGTTTTGTGAAGACGGTGACTATTCGGACTGGCTGTCTAAGTCATTTAAGAAAGTTACCTGTGCAGTTACTCCGGCAGAGTTTGCTATGCTTAAACAACTAGACCGCCACCTTATTGTAACTGAAAGCAGACTGGACAATGCCGAACTGGCCGTAGTACTTTGCCCCCGCCATGATAATGAGTGGCCTGAATTTGTTAACCTATTAAAGTTATGGAAATAAAGATTTTGGAGTTGAAGAATGAGTGAATCAACAGGCATAACGGGCTTTATTGAAATCTTTGAAGGTCGCTTGAATAAAATGAAGCTACACCTTAAAGAAGAATTAGGTAAAGCTAAGAACGATAGAGACCGTAAAAACATACGCAGGCTTACCGCTGATGCCCGCAAACTCAATCGAACACTAAAAGAAATGCGTAATGCTTCAGCAAAGAAGTGTCCACATTGCGGAGAGAAACTTTGATAGAAGATGAGAGTCATTTACCTGTAGCAGAACAAAGCCTAGTATTTCGGTTACTCAAGCGAGCAGAAATACGTAGACAAATTCAAGGCCGTAAATCAGTAGAGGAAGGCAAGCCCGATCGTATCGCCGACCTATTAGAAGAAGCGGCCAATGAGATTATCAACTTAAAAAAATAAAATTAGTTAACAATATAGTGTTCGATGCCTTTTTTTCTAAAAAACGATAAGTACGTATATTACTTCCTAGGTGTCTGCCATGCTATATTTTATCAATCAAATTTCCGATCCGTTTACTTCCTATGTTAAAGACGATCCCGTCCGACCAGAAATCTCTCTAGATTTTAGGATCGCCGATAATGCAGAAATTATTGTCCTGCTTAAAGACGATATGCCCACTGCTATTGTATGTGTTGCCTATAGAGATTTTGTTCCAAAGGATACTGTAGAACTAGTGTCCGAACCTTACGAACCATCGGTGGCAGTATTTTACACTATTTGGAGTTACATTCCGGGTGCTGGAAGAGATTTGATTGTACAGGCTAGGAAAGAACTTACTAAACGCAAACCAAATATTAAGAAGTTTGTTACACTAAGCCCACAAACTGAAATGGCAAGGAAGTTCCATCTAAAAAATGGAGCAACAATCTTTAGCGAGAATGCCAATTCAGTCAATTACGAGTATGCTTAAATAATATTTTATGTTATAATATACTCGTGGCTGTGAGCAAATAGGCAAAGCTCCAAGAACCCGCCTTAAGGTTTACGGGAATGGCGATACATAGTATTCGCTTTGTAGGTTCAAATCCTACCAGCCACACCAAATTCTATCGTAAATATCTTTACGCCCTTAT